TACTCGTTTAAATTCTTTACAATATTCTTTTACTGCTTCCCGCCCAGTCGATAAATGAACTTCTCGACACATAATTTCACCTAACTGGTTTAAAACGTAATCACCAGACACCGTAACCATTGATAAATCTCTGGTCAGGCTGTCGGCATGAGCAACCTTGCCTCTCAATGATACCAGATACCCGGCATCACGTAGCTGCTGATATGTTATCCGGTGCGAAATACTGTCAAACAGGTTTTTTTCCGGAGCGATACAAGCCGAACCATATATCAGGCCGTGTCCAAGTCGATATGGGGTAGCAGTGCAGCCTAATATGCGCATGTAAGGTTTTTTCGATTTTAGATAATCTAAAACCTTCCCATATTCACCGTCAACAGTAACGCCGTGGACTTCATCCAGAATGACCAAATCAGCCCCAGGGTAACTATCCATCATGCCGACAAACGATTGAACAGTGGCAATCGTAACGCGTCCATCGATATATTTTGATTTCAGTCCCGCGCAACAGATAGTCAATTCACGCTCTGGAATGCTGGTTTTTTTCATTAAATCAGCATGGAATTGCATGATTAATTCCTGCTTGTTTACCAGAATCAAAAAACGTCGGTCAGTTTCCTTGTAATATGTGTTGATCATCCGGCAGATCGTGACTGTCTTTCCGGCGCCCGTTGCCGCGACAAACAAAACATTCTGCTTGACCTTTAATTCCTGATCTAATTTGTCCAGGGCTTCCTTCTGGTATTGTCTTAACTCAAAATTTTCCATATATCCTCAAGGCAACGTATTATGTAATATTTTCCCCCGGCGGCCTCAATCTCTGTTTGTGCTTTTTTCTGTAATGCCGATTGTCGTCCGGTCATCGTCTTAATCTCCAGGCCGATGAACAAACCATCAAAACACACTGAAATATCAGGAGTTCCAGGCTTTCCTGTTTTAAAAACCCTTCCCTGCTCCGTCCGTACCATTCCAGCGGCGGACCTGAAATAATAGATCGGTTTTTTTCTTGACAGGAGTTCAAGATAATCCAAGACTCCCCGTTGAATCTGCGCTTCTGTTGCTATTCGCATCTTGTACTCCTTCCTTTTTAGCATTTTTTTCAGATACCCATTCCAGAAACTTACCGCACACAGAACATCGGCGCGAATATTTATGCGGGCCTTTCGATTCATTATAAACTAAACCTTTGTCATCTTGATGGTTTATGCAATTAATCATCGGCAATCTCCTTTCTTGTTTTTTTGCACAATACCATAAAATAAAAAAATATCAATAAAAAAAGAAAAAAAAGATTGACAAGAAAAATAATTTATTTTATAAGCGTAGCCAAATACAGAAACGAAGATGCAAACCGGACTGCATCAGGATTTCTAAAAGGAGGCAACATGAAAGATTTGTTAAAGAATTTCCTCATCGCAAAAAGCATTGAGGACGCGGCGCGTGAAGGACGCATCGCAGCGGAGGAGGCCATCATCGCAAAGATGGGAAATCTTAAACTCGAAGGCACGACGACAAAGGAGGTCGAAAACTACAAAGTCTCCGTCACAACCAAACTCACCCGGACGCTTGACTATGACAAATACGTCGCCCTGGGCCTTCCAAAGGCCATGCAATTCGTTGATTTTAAGCCCACAATCAACGTAACGGCATACAAGCAGGCATCTCTGTCTAACCCTGCTATCGCCCTCTGTGTGACCAGCAAACCGGCAAAAACCAGCGTTAAAGTGGAGGTGATCGAATGAACCTCCAAGACTTGATCAAAACCACCCGACAAAGTAAGCCGCCGAGAGTGGTGCTTCATGGCATTCACGGCATCGGAAAGTCCACATGGGCAGCAGGCGCACCGGCTCCGATATTCATCCAGACCGAAGACGGCCTGGTGGCTATCGATGTTCCGCATTTTCCGGTAGCAAAAACCCTTGATGAATTTTTCGGCTATATGGACATGCTGATCAATCAGTCACACGAGTATAAAACGGTCGTTATCGACACCGCCGATTGGCTTGAAAAACTGATCTGGAAGACGGTCTGCGATGAAAACAAAGTAACATCCATCGAGAAAATCGGTTATGGAAAAGGTTATGTTTTCGCCATGCAGTACTGGGAAAAGTTTTTCAACGGATTGAACCTGCTCCGCGATAAAGGCATGGCCTGCATTATCCTGGCGCATAACGAGATTAAATCATTTTCCCCGCCGGATGGAGATCCGTATGATCGTTTTCAAATAAAACTACATAAAACAGCGGCTGCGAGACTTGAAGAATGGGCAGATGTTGTTTTGTTTGCCGGATTTTCCGTAACGGTCAATGCCGACACAGGCAAGGCGATCAACAATGCCGAGCGTGTGATACACACGACAAACAAACCGGCGTGGCGCGCAAAAACACGCTATGTATTGCCGGACACTTTACCGCTTAACTTTGTTGAATTATTAACAGCTATAAAAAATCAACCCAATAAAGGAGAATAAAAATCATGGCAAATTTACAGGGAATAAACATTGACGCGAATGTTCCGGAAGCCGGAAGTTTTATCGTAGTCCCGGAAGGCGTATATAAAGCGGTCATTGCCGGAGACAAGATCGTATCCACAAAAGACGGCAAGGGGAAAATATTGGAATTGACCATTCAGATCATTGACGGATCCCATACCGGATCAACAATCGTTGACAGGCTCAACATCGTCAACGCCAGTCAGCAGGCGCAGAATATTGCTCAGGGCACCCTTAAGCGAATTTGCGGAGTTTTACGCACCCCCTTCCCGCCGCAAACAACCGATGCACTGATGGGAAAGCCCATGCTCGTGACCGTCGGCGTTGAAGAATTTACCAGCAACAACACAGGAAATGTTTTGAAAAGCAACAAAATCAAAAACTATGCTCCTATCCCGTCCGTAACGTCAACTCCTCCGGCGGCGGTGCAGGGATGGTAATCTCGATCATTGAAAAGATCGAGTCCAAGCGAGCCGGGGAGAATATTCCCCGGCAACACTTGGGACTTTCTGAAATCGGGCATAAATGCCCACGGTGGCTGTGGTATGCCCATCACAACACGCCGTCAAAGCCGATTGAAGGCCGCATCATCAGATTATTTCGGACGGGAAACATTATTGAAGATGCGATTATAAGTGATCTGGAATCAATCGGCATTGAAGTGACAGATCGGCAGCGGGAAGTAGTGATAGTCAATGGCAACATCACGCTAAAAGGCCATATTGACGGAATCGCATCAGGCAAGCTGCTTGAAATCAAAAGCGCAGGAGAAAAGTATTTCAAACAACTCTTAAAAGTCGGTTATGAAAAATGGAATCCGAAATATAAGGCTCAAGCGCACGTTTACATGGTGCTGTGTGACCTGGAAGAGTGCATGGTGGTAGTCGAGAACAAGAATGACTCAAACCTCTATATTGAAACACTGAAACTTGACCGCGACTATGTGACCAAATTATTAATCGATGTATTTGCAGCCATAACATTGCCCGAACCGCCCGAGCGGATCTGCCCGGATGTGTCATGGTATGAATCAAAATGCTGCAAATATCAGGAAGTCTGTTTCACGTGAAAGGGGAGAGAAGATGGACAGAGACACAAAGCATTTTGCGATAGTCGCGGCCATAGTTGGAATCCTTTTGACGCTGGTAATGATCTATTACGCCAACAAGAGCGACAAATTAGTTGACGACTACGCAAAGGGGAATCTCACGCTGAACGTGGAAAAATGTACGAGGGTGAAATGAACTGGAAATTCTGGAAAACGAAACCGCATGATGACGTTATCCCTCTGGCAACGACACATGAACAAATAGCCGGAGACATCTGCTCTCAGATCGGACATCTGTCCGAACCGGCCAAAGACGAGATTCTGAAACTGGTTGTGGCAACTACCCTGCCGGGTAAAGCGGTTTACGTCAATCGGAAGAGGGAGACAGCATGAGCCAAGATTTGAGTTACTTAACCAGCCCGGATGCTCGACGCTACATGGTTGAATCTTACGACCGGGAGCGTAAGGCGAGGGAGTGCAAAACCTGCATTCACAGACTTAACGATCATGACGAAGTCCCATGCGATTCGTGTGACGATAAATCAGATTGGACGCAAGCACCTGAAAGATTGCACAAACCAATTCCCGGCTCCCGTTGCCGGACAACAACCACGGGGAGTGATTAAGAGGCTGGCCGGGTGCGTATGATCACCCGGTCAGTAGGAGGTTGAGCCATGACAGAAGTTGAAAAGCAACTACACAAGATGATTGCTCACGCTGAGAAGCAGGGTTGGAATGATGGAGTTGAGTTTGTAAGGATATTTTTAGCAAAGGAAAAAGCGATAAATGCCAAACAACATAAGCATACACAGTTACAGAAGGACGTACGAAGTAACGGTAGTCTGCCCAAAGTGCGGGGCAAGGCGTAACGAAATATGGAAGTTGAGGCCGGACATGAAAGAGCCGCGTGTTGCATGTAAATCGTGCAAGGGGATTTTTCAGACAGAGGAATCCGGCGAGGATACAAGGGGATTGAGCGTACGATGCAACACGGCACAGAGGCAAAGAAGGGCAGCGAATAAATGACTCACATACAACGAATTAAAGCAGAATATCAAGAGCCGTTCCGCGACATCATCAAGGCTTACGCAATCCAGGGACACTCCCGCCGTGGTGTCGCTCAGATATTAGAGATAAATCACGGCACGATTAACAGATATTTGAAACAGTACGATTGCGGAAAGTATTTTAAGCCCTACAAGGACATGAGGCCGGAAACAAAGAACCAATGGGGAAGGAAAGGGAAACAGTAATGGTCTGGACGGCGTTTTTCACAGGTTTGTTTTTGGGATTTGTCGGAGCGTTTTTAGTGATCGGATTGCTGCTGATGGTGAGGGACGGGAGATAATGGACACCCAGAGCATATTCACCGCGCCGCTTTCGGAGAAAGGGACAATAATTCATTACCGGACATGCAGCGACAAAATATTGCTGCATAACTAGGGAGATAGTTCACATTATTAAATAACCATTTTATAACGCCGAGCTCAGCCGGACGGAGGGCAGCGGCGTAACTGATCGGGCATAATATACCAGTTTTGGGTATAAATGAGGGACAAAGTTACCGAGGGGGAATGATGAAAGACATGAGTAAGGAGTTGGAAAAAGAACTCAAAGTCACAAAGTTAGCTCATGCCGTAGAGAAACAGATCATGCAGGACAATTTCACGCAATGCAAGACGGCGGGGGAATATCTAAAAACAGAGAATGACAATCTCCGGTGTTGTGGGAATTGCGGTAAACACTATAAGGATTGCCACAATGAATTATCGTATGAATTTTGCGACAAATGGCAGACCGATGGCCTGACGAGGGAAGAGAGGGAGAAGTAATACAGATTTGTATTGATATGGGGGTGCATCGAGGGCAGTCGTCACTAAGACGTAGCGTGGGGAGATTGCGGATTCGACAGTCAATATCGAACAATAACATCACGCAACTGAGCGACCTGGACACCTCCACCAGTTGTTGCAAAATACGCAACAATACAAAAATGTAACAGAACATAACCAATTTTGAGGGAAAGTTGTAAAGGAATGGGGGGGGGGATATGAACCTATCACAGTTAAGCGACGAAGAGGTTGAAGGTAGAATTTCGGTGTGGGATT